GATAAAAAATTTTATAATGGAGAATATTTATTTACAATTGATTGGGGTTCTCCGGAAGTTAATGAAATCGACTGTGAACATTCTGAAATACCTCAAGAACATAAGTGTGCACACATATTGGCTCTTGATAACGGCAATTTTGCAGCTCAGCCTAATAATCGTATTTTGTGGGATGTTGCTAACTACACTACTGATAACAGTTGGCCTGACTATAAAGTCCAAACTACTTATTGGTCTGTTGAAAATAAAGACTGGATTACAGAAGATACTGACAAAATGTTTTATGAAATAAAGGAGAAGAAATGAATTTAACACGGAACTTTAGCTTGTTAGAGCTTACTAAATCTGACACTGCAATTAGGAGGGGTATTGATAACAACCCTAATGCTGATCAAGTAGAAAAATTAAAATTATTATGTGAAAATATTTTACAGCCAGTACGTGATCATTTTGGTAGAGTTAAAGTGACGAGCGGTTTTCGAAGTCCAGAATTATGTGCTGCGATTGGTAGTTCTATAAACTCACAACATGCCCGTGCTGAAGCCGCAGATTTCGAATGTCCAGGCGTAGATAATGTTGAATTAGCTGATTGGATACATAAGACTCTTCCATATGACCAGCTTATACTCGAGTTCTACACTCCAGGTGAGCCTAACAGCGGATGGATACATTGTAGTTGGATACCAGATCAACCAAGAGCATCATATTTATGGGCTTACAAATCTGAGGGTAAAACTAAATATAAACCAATAATAGGTAATGCAAGAGATTTAGTATGAGAGATCCAAAAAAAGGCACAGGTAAAAAACCAAAAGGTTCAGATAGAAGATTATATACAGACGAAAATCCTAAAGATACAGTAAGAATAAAATTTGCAAGTCCAGCAGATGCTAGAGCTACTGTGGCAAAAGTAAGACGAGTCAATAAACCTTTTGCAAGAAAGATACAGATCTTAACTGTTATGGAGCAAAGAGCAAAAGTAATGGGTAAATCAGGAGTTGTCAGCATTGCAAAAAAAGCCAAAGAATCCTTACGCAAAAGCCGTAAGGTCTAGAACATATCAATCAAAAGTGATAGACTCCAAGAAGTTGTACAACCGCAAAAAGGAGAAACAAATCATTCTCAAAGCGGCCGCTAAAAAGGAGGACTATGGCATATAAACAAGGAACTTGTTGGGACGGTTACGTCCAAAAAGGTATGAAGAAAAAAGGCAAAAAGATGGTGCCTAATTGTGTGCCAGTAACAAAAGCAGCAATGGGTAGAGCTGCATTTTCAGAAACAACATCAAAAGCACCAGGAACAAAAATTAAACCAGAGGAATATACTGGTAGTTATATTAAATCAACAATTGATAATAAATATGTTTCAAATAAAAGTTATGAAAAGTATTATGGTGAATTATTAAAAGGATTTAAATAATGACATTAAAAAGAATTGATACAAATCCGATAGTTGAGAGTGTTGCTAGAAAAAATAAAAAATTTAGAAAATTTCTTGAGCTAAAGAAAAAAGGTAAAATTATTAGAACTCAACCAAAATTACCCGGTATGAAAAAAGGTAAGTCTGTAACTATCAAACCAGTTGGTATGGTATTTAAAGTTGAAAAAAAATTAGCAGGTGGTTTAGCAGGTACGGCAATTAGAGGCGCAGTCAGATCTGAACCAGGCAAAGCTTTATTTAAAGGTGTTAAAGAAAGATTAAAAAAAATGTATAAAAAAGGTGAATCTACGAGATCAGAGGCTGATAAAAAAATGCTTAAAGGATTATTTAAGGTAGATTTGAAAAGATCTAAAACAGACATACTTCAAGACATGATGAAGTTTTTATATAAATCTGGAAGAAAAGCACCAAAAGGATCTGTTCAAAGAAAAGGTGCTGCTCAAGGTCTTAGAAGTTATAGAAAATTAAGAGCATACAAAAAGAAAATAGGAAAGCAAGGTGAAGCTATTGTTGAAAGAAAGGCAAAAAATATTAAACTTAATTCTAAAGGTGGTATGCAAAAATTTAACAAAGGTGGTTTAGCAGATTACTATAAGGATATATTATAATGGCAACGTCAGGAACTACAGCTTTTGATCTTGATATAGATGAAATAATTCAAGAGGGTTATGAGAGATGTGGTATTACAACTAACTCAGGATATGATTTAAGATCAGCAAGAAGAAGTTTAAATTTACTTTTTGCAGAGTGGGGTAATAGAGGTATTCATTTATGGAAAGTAAGTTTGAATACTATAGCACTTGTATCAGGACAAGCAGAGTATTCCACTGCTTCAAATGTTAATGATGTATTAGAAGCTTTTGTATCTTCATCAGCAAATAACACTGGAGAAAGAACAGATGTATCTTTAACCAAAATTGATAGATCAGCGTATGCTGCTTTACCTAACAAAGGAGCTACAGGTCAACCATCACAATATTATGTAAAAAGAGAAACATTACCAAAAATATTTTTATATATCACACCAGATTTAAACACTTATACACATTTAAAATATTATTCTATTAATAGAATAGAAGATGCAGGAGCTTATACAAATGAAGCAGATGTTGCTTATAGGTTTTTGCCATGTATGTGTGCAGGACTTGCATATTATCTTGCAATGAAAAAAAGTCCGCAACTTGTACAACAAAATAAATTAGTTTATGAGGATGAATTAAAAAGGGCTCTTGACGAAGATGGTCAAAGAACTTCTACATTCTTATCACCACAATCATTTTATCCAACGGTAAGTTAATATGGCAAAATACGCAACAGGTAGAAGATCATTAGCAATATCAGATAGATCAGGACAAGCTTTTCCATACACTGAAATGGTAAGAGAATGGAATGGTTCATTAGTTCATATTTCTGAGTTTGAATCAAAACATCCGCAAATACAAAGAAGATACAATACAGCAGATGCTATTGCATTACAAAATAGTAGAGTACAAAAATTTCAACAGCCACAAACTATTGGTAGTTTAAATCCTACTTTTGCACCTGATGATACTACAGTTGCAAGTTCAGGTGGTAAAATGATGACAATAGTAAATTTAAGTTTACCTGGTGAGTTTAGTTTTGGTGTTAACCAAACAGAATTTACAGGTAATGGTATGACCACTACAGTTTCAAGCATGGTTCCTCAAGATCCCTCTGCAAAAAATAATAAAAGACAAATGGATATAACTATAGGAAAGGTTACAATAACTACATAATGGCAATTACTTATACAGATTTTTTAGCTCAAGTTAGAAGTTATACGGAAGTAGATTCTAATGTTTTATCTGATACTTTGATAGATCAATTTATTAGACATACAGAATTAGATGTTGCTGGTAAAGTTGATTATGATGATATTAGAAAATATGCAACTTCAAACTTTAATGCTGATAAAAAATTTTTAACAATGCCATCGGCATTTTTAGTCATTAGATCATTACAAGTTTTTGCATCTTCATCGTTGTCTTCAGCTAGAACATATATGGAGAAAAAAGACACTAGTTTTATATCTGAATTTAATGGATCTGGAGCAACTGGACAGCCAAAATATTATGCAAATTGGGACGAAAACAATATTGCTGTAGCACCTATTCCTGATCAAGCATATGCTGTGCAATTAAATTATATTATTGATCCACCACATTTTACATCTACCACAACTACATTTTTATCAACTTATCAAGATGCTATGCTTTTATATGGTGTTTTGACAGAGGCCTATAGTTTTTTAAAAGGACCGCAGGATATGTACAATTTGTATAAATCTAGGTATAATGAAGCTATACAGGCCTTTGCGATGCAGCAAATGGGTAGACGTAGAAGGGCTGAATATGATGATGGGGTACCAAGAGTTAAAATTGATTCTCCATCACCAAACACAATTTATTAAGGAGAAAATTATGGCAATAGCACAAGCAGTATGTAGCTCTTTTAAGAAAGAACTCTTAGAGGGTGGACATGAATTTCAATCAGGCGGAGACGTTTTTAAATTAGCACTTTATAACAGTTCAGCAAATTTATCAGCGGCAACTACATCTTTTACAACTTCACAAGAAGTTGGTAACACTGGTCAATACACTTCAGGTGGTGGAGCATTAACTGGTCAGCAAACATCATTAGATACAACAGTTGCAATTGTAGATTTTGCAGAATTATCTTTTACAGGTGTCACATTAGTTGCAAGAGGAGCATTAATTTATAATACATCAAACAGTAATAAAGCTGTGGCAGTATTAGATTTTGGTGGAGATAAAACTGCAACAGCAGGAACTTTTACAGTTCAGTTTCCAACGTTTAATTCTACTAATGCAATTTTAAGAATAAGTAGTTAAGGAGGTTAGATGGCTCTTGTCATTAATGATAGAGTAAAAGAGACAACAACCTCAACTGGAACTGGCACAATTAATTTAGCAGGTGCGTCTCAAGACTTTATAGGATTCGTTGCAGGTATTGGAACGGGTAATCAAACATTTTATTGTATTACTCTTGCAAGTAACAATGAATTTGAAGTTGGTATAGGCACTGTTACAGATGCTAGTCCAGATACTTTATCAAGACAAACCGTTTTATCTTCAACTAATTCCAATAATTTAGTGGATTTTTCTGCAGGAACAAAAGATGTTTTTTGCACCATACCAGCTAATAGAACACCTTCACCTGGAATGGCAGCACAAGATTTTGTGATGAATCAATCATCAACTCTTTCACAAGATCAAACCTTAGATTCAGGAGTTCTAGCAGGACCGGTTACTATAACAGGAACACAAACAATAACAGGGACTTTAGTAATAGTGTAATGTCAAAAATAGAAGTAAATACAATTGAACCACAATGCGGAACTACTTTAACATTAGGTGCTAATAATGACACTGTAGTATTAGGAACAGGTGCTGCATTTTCTGGTGGTATAGGAGCTGTAAAATGGGAAACAACTCCTCAAACGGCAAGTTTTGGTGGTGTAAGTGGTAGAGGATATTTTATAAATTCTGGAAGTCCACTAACACTTACTTTACCAACAGGGACTGCTGGAGCAATAATTGCAGTTTCAGATTACGCTAGAAATTTTGCTACTCATAATTTTACAGTAACTCCTGCAGGATCACAAAAAATTGGTGGGACAGCAGCAAGTGCAAAATTAAATGTAGATGGTCAAGCATCAACATTTGTTTATGTAGATGATACAAAAGGTTGGATCAATGTCCAGAATGCAGAGGACACTGAAGCAGGAGCAAGTTTTGTTGCAGCAACTGGTGGGACTGTAACAACTGTTTGTACAAATTTTAAAGTGCACACATTCACAGGTCCAGGGACTTTTTGTGTATCGTCTACTGGTAATGCTGCTGGTTCAAATACAATAGATTATTTAGTCATAGCTGGAGGTGGTGGAGGTGGTGATGGAGCTGGAAGTTCTACAAATGCTGGTGGCGGTGGTGGAGCAGGAGGATATAGAGAATCATCAGGCACAGCATCAGGAAGTTACACAGTTTCACCTCTAGGGTCAGGTGTTTCTGCTTTACCAGTTGCAGCAACAGGTTATCCTGTAACTATAGGTGCAGGTGGCACATCGGGTGTATCAGGTTCTAATACAGTTTTTACTGGAACAACAACAATAACATCAGCAGGTGGTGGAAATGGTAACAATGGTGGTGGTAGCCCTGGCACAGGAAGTGCAGGAGGATCTGGTGGAGGAGCAAATACAAATCCTGGTCCAGGTGCTGCAGGGAATACACCCCCTGTAAGTCCGCCTCAAGGTAATCCAGGAGGAAGTGGTCTTGGTTGCACTTCTGGTGGAGGTGGTGGAGCAACTGCCGCTGGAGGCGATGCGGCCCCAGGTTCAGGTGGTTCTGGAGGCACTGGAGCAACTTCGAGCATTAATGGTACACCAACAGCGAGAGCAACAGGTGGAGATGGGGGTCCAACATCAGGTCCAGCAGGTACACCACAAACAGCAAATACAGGTAATGGTGGACCAAGAGGAGGAGCACCAGGTAATTCTGGTGGTACTGGAGGATCAGGTATAGTAATAATAAGGTACAAATTTCAATAATTATGACAAGTAAAATTAAAGTAGATAATATAACAGATCAAGGCGGCAACAACATGGTTGTCAAATGTGGCACTACACAAACTTTAGGTACTACGGGAGTAACAGTTGCTTTGGCATCAGGTGCATCTCAATCAGGATTTGGTAGATCAGGTTCTGTTGATTGGCAAACAGGTTCAATTAAAACAGCTTCTACTTTTACACCAGTTAATGGTGAAGGTTATTTTATAGATACTACGGGTAACACAATAACAGCAAATTTACCTGCAGGTTCTGCAGGGGCAATTGTTGCTTTCGCTGATTATGCAAGAAATTTTCAAACAAACACATTTACAATTAGTCCAAATGGTTCGGATAAAATTGGTGGTGTTGCACAAGATTTAGTTTTAAATACAGAAGGACAAGCATTAACTTTAGTTTATGTTGATAGCACACAAGGTTGGATTAATGTTCAAAACGCAGAGGACACAGAAACAGGAACTCCACCTTTTATACAAGCAACAGGAGGAACAGTTACTTGTTCAGGAAATTGTAGAATTCATACATTTACAGGGCCAGGAACTTTTCAAGTTACCTCTTTATCTCCTACACCAGCTAATAATGCAGTAGCTTACTTAATTGTTGGTGGTGGTGGCGGTGGCGATGGAGGAGCTGGTTCATCAGCTGCTGGAGCTGGAGCAGGAGGATTTAGAGAGGGTCGAAATAATTCTATAACTCCATATACAGCTAGTCCTTTAGCAGCAGCTTGTTCAGCAATTACTGTTTCAATACAGTCATATCCAATTGTAGTAGGTGCTGGAGCTGGAGGGACTAACGCTAATGGTGGTACACCAACTAATCAAGCTCCAGGAAATGTTTCAAGTGCATTAGGACAATCATCAGCTGGAGGAGGTTCAGGGCATCCAGGAGGTAATCCAACAGCAGGAAACCCAGGAGGTTCAGGCGGTGGTGGATCAGGAAACAATCCACCTGCAGCAGCAGGAAGTGGAAACACTCCACCAGTAACTCCACCTCAAGGAAATGATGGTGGTAATGCAGTTCCATCTTTAGGACCAGGAATAAGAGCCGGAGCTGGTGGTGGTGGAGCTGGAGGTGTTGGAGGCCAAGGTCAAACTCCTAATGTAGCTGGAGCAGGAGGTGTTGGTGTTTCTTCATCTATAACAGGTACCCCTCTTTCTTATGCTGGTGGTGGCGGTGGATCAAATCAGATGCCTGGTGTAGGAAGTGGTGGTGCAGGAAGTCCTTGTGGCACTGGTGGCTCAGGAAGAATAAGAGCAAATCCTAATCAAGACGGTGGAGACGGAACAATAAATAGAGGTGGCGGTGGTGGAGCCGGAGTAGGAACTTGTAATTCAGGTGGCAGTGGTGGCTCTGGTGTAGTAATAATAAGGTATAAAAAAGCATAATTATGAGTGAAGTAAAAGTAAATAAGATTAGTCCAAGATCAGGTACAACGGTAACCCTTGGAGATAGTGGAGACACTATAACTATACCGGCAGGTGCTAACACCACATTGGGTGGAGCAGGATCAACGATTTCTATTCCTGCAGGTGCAACTATAACTAATAGTGGTACAGCGACAGGCTTTGGTGCAACAGGTTCTGCATCATGGACAACAACAGTTAAAACAGGAGATTTTACAGCAGTAGCTGGAGAAGGGTATTTTGTAGATACTTCCTCTGATGAAGTTGAAGTATCACTACCAGCAGGAACAGCAGGAGCAGTGGTTGCTATAGCCGACTATGCAGCAAATTTTGGAACAAACAACGTAGTTTTAATTCAAAATGGCTCTGACAAAATAGGTGGTTCAACCTCAAATGCAAGATTAAACGTAGATGGATTAGCAGCAACATTAATTTTTATAGATTCTACAAAGGGTTGGATTGTGACTGATGATGGTTCACAAAGTAGCGCATCAACAGCATCTTTTATTGCAGCAACAGGTGGAACAGTTTCGACCGTTTGTACAAATTTTAAAGTACATACTTTTACTGGACCAGGAACTTTTTGTGTATCAAATGCAGGTAATGCTGCAGGATCTAATACAGTTTCTTATATGGTCATTGCAGGTGGCGGAGGTGGTGGAACAGGTAGAGGTGGAGGCGGTGGAGCCGGTGGTTACAGAGAATCAAAATCTCCACTTTGTTCTTACACAGCTAGTCCTACCGCTGCTACAGGAGGTTTAACAGTTCCTGTTGCCGCTTACCCTATATCAGTTGGTGGTGGAGGAGCTAAATGTACGCAAGGATCAGAATCAATTTTTTCAAGTATAACATCAGCTGGTGGTGGTCGTTCTGGAGGACACGGTACTTCACCTCCTGTTATGGCTGGAGGTTCTGGAGGAGGTGGAGGCGCACCAGCCACACCAACTACAGGCACAGGAGGCACAGGTAATACACCACCAGTAATTCCATCACAAGGTAACAACGGTGGAACTGCTGCTCCAGCTCCATTAGGCTCAGCGGGTGGAGGTGGCGGTATAGGAGCCGTAGGTACTAACGGTTCTGGAAATACTGCAGGTCCAGGAGGTGCAGGTGTTGCAACTTCGATTGATGGAACTCCAACATTAAGAGGTGGTGGAGGTGGCGGTGGATTTGATAACAGAGGTGGTGGTCCAATTGGATCAGGAGGTCCAGGCGGTGGTGGTGCAGGAACAGTTGCTGGAACAGCTAACACTGGAGGTGGTGGCGGTGGTGGTAACTTTAGTGGAAGTGTTTGTGGAGCAGCTGGGGGTTCAGGAATTGTAATAATAAGGTACAAGTTTCAATAGGTTGAATGGTAATTAAGATTAATATATAATAGGAGTTAATTATGGCACATTTTGCAAAACTAGGAGCTAACGGAAAAGTTATTCAAGTATTGACTATGGATAACGATAAGATGTTAAATGCTGATGGTATTGAAGACGAAAAAGTAGGTCAACAGTGGTTAGAAACACACAACAACTGGCCTTCACAAATGTGGATTCAAACATCTTATAACACATTTGCTAACCAACACAAAAAAGATGGAACACCTTTTAGAGGTAATTATGCAGGTATAGGTTATACTTGGGATGAGGATAATGAAATCTTTTGGCCTAAAAAACCATATGCATCTTGGGTAAAAGACATTGCAACTGCAACTTGGAAGTCTCCTGTTGGAGATGCTCCAGAATTGACAGAAGAGCAACAATCTCAAAATGATGCTAATACTCATCTTTGGCTTTATAAATGGAATGAAGAAAATCAATCTTGGGATTTAGAAAATTCTATAGCTTAATTTAATAACTTATGGCATAAGTGGTGGTATGCAAAAGCAAGTTTTATCTGAAATAGCATTATATTATGGTGATGTAACAATGCCCAAAAATTGGGACATTGATCGAGATAAATTACAAAACGACATATTAACATCTAATATTACTAATACACCTTTTCCATTTTCTAAAACTTGGGATATGTTAAATACATATATGCGAGATCATGTGCATTTAGAATATCAGTTTAGTTTAATTAACAAAGATACTTTTGGTAATTTTTATAAACCTAAAGAAATATCACAACCTTTTATAAATGTAGATCCAGTCGATTTACGAAATTCTCCAGATTTTACATTACTTTATGGTGTAAATGTAAAAGATTGTATGGTTCGAATACATTATGAAGATAATAGACGTAAAGGAAGAAGTTGGGACATACCACTAACTAATAATCAATTTATCATGTTTCCATCAACTAATATGTATTACATAACAAATAATCAAAAAGATAATTTAAATTTTGTACAAACCATATTGTATGAATATATTTAAAAATTAAGATTATGAATTTAACTAATTATTATTGGTATTTTAAAAGTGCATTAACATCTAAATTTTGTGATGAGGTAATACAATATGCTAACTCACAAAAAGAGCAAATGGCTATAACTGGAGGGTATGGTAGAGATAGAGATTTAAATAAAAAACCCTTAAATAAACAAGAAGTTTTAGATCTAAAAAAGAAAAGAAATTCTGACTTAGTTTGGCTAAATGATACTTGGATATACAAAGAATTACACCCATACGTTCATGAAGCAAATAGAGCTGCAGGTTGGAATTTTGATTGGGAAAGAAGTGAGTCTTGTCAATTTACAAAATATAAACTAAATCAATACTATGATTGGCATTGTGATAGTTGGGATAAACCTTATGATAAGCCAAATACACCTGAACATGGTAAAATCAGAAAACTATCTATGACATGTCAACTAACAGATGGTATAGAATACAAAGGTGGTGAGTTAGAATTTGATTTTAAAAACTATGAACCTCATATGCGTGACGAATCAAGACATAGAGTGCAATGTAAAGAAATATTACCTAAAGGTTCTATTATTGTATTTCCTAGTTTTGTTTGGCATAGAGTAAAACCAGTTACTGCTGGAGTTAGATATAGTCTTGTGGTATGGCATTTAGGGAGGCCTTTTAAATAATGTTTATAAATACGTATTTTCCAACTGTAATATGGAGTGAAGAAAAACCAGAGTTTGTTAATTCATTAAATAAAGCAAGTAATAAATATATTACTGATGCTCGTAAAAGAGAAAAGGCATATATAAAAAAATACGGGGATTTTGGAAGATCATATCACTCAACACCACTCACAGCTGATAATGATTTTTTAGATTTTAGAAATTATGTTGGTCAAAAATCTTGGGAGTATCTAGATCATCAAGGTTATGACATGTCAAAATACACAACTTTGTTTAGTGAGTTATGGGTACAAGAGTTTGCTAAAAAAGGTGGTGGTCATCATTCAGCACATATACATTGGAACCAACACGTATCAGGTTTTTATTTTTTAAAATGTAGTGATAAAACTTCTTATCCTGTATTTCATGAACCAAGGACAGGTGCAAGAACAACTAAACTGCACATGAAACCAAACTTAAAAGGTGTATGGCCAGGTCACGAACAATTTCATTTACGTCCAAAACCAGGAACATTAATTGTATTTCCAGGTTATTTAGAACATGAATTTGCAGTTGATCATGGTATTGAACCATTTAGGTTTATACATTGGAATATACAAGCTGTGCCAAAAGAAATGGCTAAAGATGTTTAAAAAGAAAAAGTATACAGTTATCCGTCAAGCAATATCAAAAGATTTAGCTGCATTTGTTGCAAACTACTTTTTAATGCAAAAACAAGTTTATGATACTTGCAAAGCATCAAGATACTTTTCACCTTTTGAAACAATCATTGGTTACTATGAAGGTGAAAATGAACAGATTCCTAACACGTATTCTCAATATGCAAATATGGCTATGGAAACTTTAATGCTTAAATGCCAACCAGATATGGAAAAAGCAACAGGATTAAAATTATATCCTGCATACACCTATGCACGAATTTATAAAAAAGGTGATGAACTCAAAAGACATAAAGATAGATTTAGTTGTGAAATATCTACTACTATGAATTTAGCTGGTGATGACTGGCCAATATATTTAGAACCATCTGGAGAAGTTGGTAAAAAAGGCATCAAAATAGATTTAAAACCAGGAGATATGTTAGTTTATTCTGGATGTGAGTTAGAACACTGGAGAGAAAAATTTAAAGGTAAACAATGTGTCCAAGTATTTTTACATTACAATAACCGTAAAACACCTGGAGCTAAAGATAATATGTTCGATAAAAGACCACATCTTGGTCTTCCTTCTTGGTTTAAGAGATGATATAATCCACTTGTGTGGGGGGTTTACCACCAATCACCACCCCCTGCACTTATTTTATTATGGGACTAGGAATTGTAGCAATAGCACAAGATGCGATAGCAGCATTGGGGACACCGACAACTTTTGTACAAGTTACGGGTCAACAAATTAATGCTAATGCAGGGAATATTACTCAAACTAATTCTGGATCAGTACAACTTACTGGTGTTCAAGCAACAGCGAACACCGGACAAATACAAGTAGACCCTGACATCGAATTGACTGGTGAACAAATGACCACTTCAATCGGTCCGTTTAGTATTAGGGCTGATGTAGTCACTGAAGTAGTTCAAGGTGAAGCTATATCTGTATCCACGGGTACACTATCAATTACAAGCTCACCAATTGTATCTTTAACAGGTGTAAATATGAATGTGTCTACAGGCACTGTGGACGCTGTAATAGTTGCTGATGTTACAACAAATAATATGAACATGAGCACAGGCTCTGTTTCATTTGTCATTGATGGATCTGTTGAATTATCTGGTCAAACCATAACTACTACTTTAGGTGAAGAGGAAGCAATTATTGACGTAGATGTAGAGCTAACAGGATTCAATACTACTATGGCATTAAATAGTGTTACTGTAGAATTAAATACACCTGTTGATGTTACAGGACAAAATATGACATTAAACGTAGGAACTGTAGGATCTATAGCTTGGTCAGAAGTAGATACAACAGTATCTAATGTATGGGTTGAGGTTGATATTGCTGCATAATCAAAATATAATATAATTTATGGCATCTACATTTTCTACAGACTTAAAACTAGAACTAATGGCTACCGGAGAAAACGCTGGTATCTGGGGTACAAAAACAAACACAAATTTACAATTAGCAGAACAAGCTATTGCAGGATATGAAAGTATTAGTGTAACATCTGCAACAATAGCTTTAGCCATGTCGGATGGATCAATATCACAAGCTAGAAACATGGTTTTAGGGTTTGGTGGAAGTTTAACTGACAATACTAATGTAACTATTCCTAATAGTATTGAAAAAATGTATATTGTTCAAGATAATACTACACATGGTTCAAGCACATTAACATTTAAAACTGCTTCTGGCACGGGATTTCAAACTGATGCTGGTAAAGTTCATTTAGCTTTTACTGATGGAACTAACATGAATGAAATAGCATTAGATACTTTAGGTGGTGTTATAAACACTGCTTCTATATCTGATAATGCTATAACAACTGCAAAAATCTCAGACAATCAAATTGTGACTGCTAAAATTTCTGATAATCAAATTACCACAGCAAAAGTAAGTGACCTTGCAATTACCACTGCTAAAATAAGCAACAATGCTATCACATCAGATAAATTATTAAGAAAATTTACAATTACAACAAACATAACACCTGCTGGTGGTGCAGATGGAGATTTATGGTTTGTCTATAGTTAATGAGGATTAAATGGCAGAAACTTATGTTCACAATGGAACAGAATTTAAAAATGCTCAACAAATTTATGGAAATGTTTCTGGAACGTTTCAAGAAGTAAATGCAGCATATGCAAATGTAGGTGGAACATTTAAATTAGTTTTTTCAGCTTTTCAAGCTACATCTTTCGTAACATTATCATCAGGCACTGGAACTTTTACTGTTCCTGCAAATGCAAATGCATTACACATACAAGCAGCTGTAGGTGGTGGGGGAGGTGCAGCTGGTGGAGCAGATTACGATAAAGCAGGTGGAGAATCTGCTGGAGCAGGTGGTGGATCTGGAGGTTATATATCTGATAAAGTTTTTTCACTAAGTCCAGGAGACACGCTAACATTTTCAATAGGTTCAGGTGGTGCTGCAGGAAATCAAACTGCAAATTTTAAACAACCTAGAACTGCAAGTGCAGGTACAAGCACTACATTATCAAGTGCAGCAGTCGGATCTTTATTTGTATTAACTGGTGGTGGAGGATCGTCTGGTACAGGTGGAGGTGTTCAAGGACCATTGAGAACGAACACAGCTGGATCAGCTGGTACTGCAACAGTATCATCAACTTTAACTACTGGTAATTTTAGAGATTCTGATGGTCAAACAAAAGCTGTTTCAACTTTAACTTCTGGACCTACGGGAACATTTAACGATTCAGGTAATGGATCTGCGGGATCTTTATCAGGTTCAGGAAATTGTGGAGGTGACAATTGTAGAATTGATGGATTTTCAGGCGGTGCATCTTATGATTCAAATATAGCAGGTGGTACAGCAGGTAGCTCATCTGGTGCGGGTACGAACGGTGGACCAGGAACAAGAGGTTCAGGTGGTGGTGGAGGTGCTGCTCAAGTAAATGCAGGATCTACAGATGGTGGTATAGGTGGTGATGGTGAAATAGTTTATAGATTTATTAAGGTATTATAATGGCATTAACAAATGTAAAAATTATTCCTGGTTTTGATAAAACAGATACACCATCTGGTGCAGAGGGTAAATGGATAGATGGAGATTTTGTAAGATTTAGATATGGACAACCTGAAAAAATTGGTGGGTTTACAGCTATTGGTCAAAAAACTTTATCAGGTCCAGCAAGAGCACAACATTCTTTTACAGATCTTGAAGGAAGAAAATATGCAGCAATAGGAACATCTAAATTGTTAGTTATATATTATGGTGGTGCGTTCTATGATATTACACCTTTACAAACAGCAATTACAGGAGCTACATTTACATCGACTAATAACAATGCAACAGTAACAGTTAATAAAGCAGCGCATGGTTTAATTGTTGGAGAATATTTTACTTTTAGTGCTGTTACTTTACCTGGTGGTGGTGCTACTGGATATGCAACAACAGATTTTACAGATAATACTTTTGAAGTAATAACGGCCACCGTAGACACTTTAACGGTTACAATGCCATCTGTCGAATCAGGCACGGGTATGACAGCTGCAGGTGCAGCCACTATTAATCCGTATGAGGAGATAGGACCCATTTTACAAACAGCTGGTTATGGTTGGGGCACAGGTTCCTTTGGTGGACAAGTGTCAGGAGCACAAACAACCACATTGAATGGTCTTTTACAAAATGACACTGCAGGAACTGGTGGTAGTGGAACAAGTATTACGCTTACATCTGCTACTGGATTTTCCGCTACTGGAGGCACAATTTTAGTTGGAGCTTTGGGTAGTGCAACTGCTGAAATAGTTACTTACACTGGTGTATCATCTAATGATTTGACTGGTATATCCAGAGGAGCTTTAGGATCATCTACGGCTGCACATAGTTCAGGATCGTTGGTTACAGAAATATCTGCATTCATAGGTTGGGGACAACAGACAACTGTATCGTCAGTTATCCTAGATCCAGGTAACTGGGCATTAGATAATTTTGGAGACATTTTAACTGCAACAATAAGAAATGGTAAAACATTTACTTGGGATGCGAGTGCGTCCAATCCATTAGGACAAAGAGCATCTATAATGACAAGTGCTCCTACAAAATCTATTGTTACTGCAGTTTCTGATAGAGATAGACACTTTGTTCATTTTGGAACAGAAACAGTTATTGGAGATCCTAATAAACAAGATCCAATGTTTATAAGATTTAGTGATCAAGAAAATTTTAATCAATATACACCTTTATCAACAAACACTGCAGGAACATTTAGACTGGACACCGGAAACACAATAGTTACTGCCGTATCTGGAAAAGATTATATTTTAATATTAACAGATCAAGCTGCCTATACCATGCAGTTCGTTGGTCCACCTTTTACATTTAGTATTAGGCAAGTAGGTACAAACTGTGGATGTATAGGTCAACATGCTGCTGCTTATGCAGATGGTAAAGTTTATTGGATGGGACTGGCTGGAGGCTTCTTTGTATATGATGGTACTGTAAAACTTTTACCAAGTCTTGTTGAAGATTTTGTATTTCAAACAGATGGAGATAATTTAGGTGTTAATTATGTTTCTAATCAAATCGTTTATTCATCACACAATTCTTTATACAATGAAATAATTTGGTTTTATCCTAAAGGAACACCAGTTGGTAATCCATCAACTCAGATAGATAGATCTGTTGTATATAATTATGTAGAGAATACATGGTCTACTATGTCTTTATCTAGAACAACATATGCAGATTCTATTACATATGATAACCCACAAGCTACTGAGTATGACTTAACAGGAACTCCAACATTTCCAACAATTAACGGAGTTACTAATACATTTGGTGCTACAACATATTATGCTCATGAAGATGGTGTAAATAAAATTGATTTAAACGGTGCATCATCAGCAATAATTGCTTTTGTGCAATCAGGAGATTTTGATTTACCTATTGATGGTGATGGTGAATTTTTGTTACATGTAAGAAGATTTTTACCAGACTTTAAAAATTTACAAGGTAATGCTGATATAACAATTGGAACTAAAAATTTTCCAACTGCAACTTTAAATACATCTGTGTCCTTTGTAGTATCAACCACTACAGATAAAGTAGATACGAGAATTAGAGGTAGATTAGCAAATATTAAAATACAATGTGATGATGTTGATGAGACTTGGCGTTTTGGAACATTTAGAGCAGATGTTGAACCTGATGGTAGAAGATAATGAATGAAGAATTATTACAAGCATATTTAGATGCAGATCCCAACATTCAAAACAAATATACCTTTGATGAGTTTTCATCGATGCAACCACAGACTAATGAAATACCTGCATTACAAATACAACCAAATTTTACCGGTGGTATATCAAATATTGCACAAGGGTTTGCACAAAAATTTAACCCAAGACAAACATTTATGAATATAATGGCAAACAAAGCTTTTGGAAAAATGGGAAGTATGGCAATGGGTGTAGTTCCTTTGTTAATGTCTGGGTTGGGTCAAGCGTTTAAACCAGACCCAATGAAACAAGGTATTGCTGGATACATAGACCAAGTTTACGGAACAACGCCTACCGGACAAATATCAACAGGGCCAATGGCTGGTTATAATGCAATATCTGCATTTGGTTCTCCTGGTGCTATCAATAGTGCTATAAAAAGAATTGGTACAATATCAAAAGCTAGAAAAAAAAGAGAATCAAAAGCATTAGCGGAAAGACAAAAAGCTTTAGAAAATTATGTAAGTAATGTTCAAAAACAAATAACAATACAAAAAGGTGGTATGGGTGCTAGTAGGTTGATTGAAAGAGGTAAACCTAATATGAATATACCTGACAGAAACCGTGGTCAAACAGGTGGTGGAGGCGGAGGTTCTCCAGGATCTAAAGGCCCTGGTGGATCAGATGAAATGGGAAGTTTTTAATGGCTAAAATTACAACATACATACCTGAACCTAAATCAACTTATGAAGCAGAAAATCAAAGACAAATTATTCAATCTTTAGATACTGTTAAGACACAATTAAATACTTCTTATCAAGAAGATTTAAAAAATGAACAACAAGCTTTTAACTTTTTTATGCAATGACAATACAATATAAAAATCAAGGATTCACATTAGATACAACATCTGTAAAAACAGTTTTTACAAGTCCAACAAGTGGCGTTTGTATTGTAAAAGAAATATCACTTGCAAATGATCATACTGGTGATGTTGAAGTAAAAGGTGCTTTAGTAGATTCATCTGCTGGTGCATCATTTCAATTTTTTATAAAAACATTAACAACAGATAGTTCTGAAAATGCAGTATCAAACGTTTTAAATTTAGAAGCTGGAGATGGTGTATCTTTTAGTGCAGATGTAAGTAATGTGGTTACTGGTGTTGTATCATATGCTTTAATAGATAGGTCTCAAGAGAATGGGTAAGGCACCTAAGTTTGGAGTAAATAATTATAGAGGGTCTACTAGAAAGAAAAGACCTGGAAGACATAAAAAAAGATTGAATAAATCTGAAAAAAGAAATATGAAAAAAAGATGATTAGATTACTAAAAAAGCTTTTAGGGATAGAAAATCTTGACTACCGAATAAGAAGACTTGAGAGAAAATTATATTGGAAGGAGAAGTATGTCAGATCAAAAATATAAAATAGTTGATGGTAAGGCAATACCAGTTTTACCTGCAAAGGCTAAAGAAATAGTTAAAAATAAGAGAACAGGTAAAGTATATGATAGCAAAGCTCATTTTGATTCTGATGTTGCTGATACCAATACTGATACTACTAATGATGATTTTCAACAAGACGTAGAAATTACAGTTGCATCTTTAGACGTATTTGGTAAGAATGACTAATGCAGCCAATAGGTGGTACAGAGCTACAATACAAGCAACTAGAAAAGTATGTTGATTCAAAACTACTTAGTAACTTTCAAATAACAACATCAGTTCCAGAAAAAATACCATTAGCTAAAGATAAAATAAATATTCTGTGGCAACAGAATTCATTCGATCAACCTAATCTAGCACCTTGGTTTAAAAATAAAGATAATCATACTAAGTATGACTGGTATGTTTTTAATTCACATTGGTGTTATGAAAAGTTTAGATATTTTTATAAGGTGCCAACAGAAAGATGCACTGTAATTAAAAATGCTATAGATAATTTTCCTGAAAGAAAAAAATATAAAAAGGGTGACCCAATAAAAATGATATTTCACCCAACACCATGGCGTGGCTTAAACGTAATATTAGGTGCTATGCAATTGTTAAAAAATGATAACATTACATTAGATGTATACAGCTCTTGTAAAATATATGGCAATCAATTTATGGAAGCCAACGATGATCAGTATAAATCACTATACGCACAAGCAGCAGAACTAAAAAATGTAAGTTACAAAGGTTGGCACCCAAACGATTATATATGCAAACATATTACTGACTATCAAATATTTCCATATTCTAATAACTGGGAGGAGACATCTTGTATTGCAGCCATAGAGGCATTAGGTGCAGGGATGCATATGATTACAACAAACAACGGTGCTTTATTTGAGACATGTTCTGAATGGCCTGTGTATGTACAATACGATACAAACTTTCAAAATATGTCTAAGTGTTTTGCTTATGCAATAGATTCTGTTGTAGATTACTTACATCTAGATAAATGCCAAGAGCACCTGCAGATGCAACAAGATTTTTATAAAAAATTTTATTCTTGGAACAAAAGAAAAATAGAATGGACCACATTTCTAGAGGGAGTATTAAATGAAAACAAATGAACCCATATGGTTTAATAGAGAATCAACTGATAACAACTTACCTAGAACTAGTATATTTGTAGGTACACCTTGTCATTCTGAAGTATCAATACATTACACACAATCTGTATTAGAGTTACAAAAGTTTTGTTGGAATAATAAAATAAATATAATGTTTCAATTATTTAAATCATCATTAGTAACACAAGGTCGTAATCTTATTGTTTCTGCTTTCTTACAAACCAAGTGTACTCACCTTTTGTTTATTGATTCTGACATAGCTTTCAAACCAGAATTAGCAAAGCATTTATTGGATGCTGATAAAGATGTAATTACCATACCTTACCCATTAAAGGATATGTGCTGGGAAAAAGCTTTACAATATATGAAAGA